GAATATGTGGAGCCAGACCAGGAGGCGGTGGAAGATGAAATACCAGAGCAATAAAAAAGAAGTATTAAAAGCCCTATCTGATGCAGAAAAAAACGCCCTTGAACTCGTGGGGGCGTTTATCGAAGGCGAAGCCGTCCTCCGCTGTCCGGTAGACACCGGCAACCTCCGAAGCTCCATAACGCACCGTGTAAATACAGGGGAGCGGTCAGTTACCATCGGTAGCCCGGTGGAATATGCTCCCGCCGTTGAATTAGGGTCCTCGAAACAACGGCCACAGCCCTACCTTCGGCCTGCAGCAGAGGACAATGTAAGACAGATAGAAAGATTGGTGAAGGAGGCGTTGAAGTTATGAAAAACCTCCTGACGCTTATTTATAGCCAGCTACGCACGGTAGCCGACAGGGTGCATATTGAGAACGCGCCCTCAGGTATAACGGTAGTGTACCCTTATGTAACGTACCGTATACCGACCAGCATTGACGATTACCAGAAACAGGACTTTATAGTCGAGATTGACATATGGGACAACAAGGCCGACAACACGGCTATTGAGAAATTAACGGATGACATTGACGCAATATTCCATCGGTTACAGCATTACCAAGAGGGAGTATTGCAAGTCAGCATGTATCGTATAAACAGGATGATGATACCGGACCCGGACCCGAAAATTCGCAGACGACAATTGCGGTATCAGGCTAAAACCTATATAGGAGCGTGATAGATATGGGAGCAGAAAGCATAATACTCGGTGACGGTGTATTCGCCGTCAACGGTACAGACATAGCCCTCACCAGAGGCGGGGGACAATTTTTAATCGAACGAGAATACCGGGAGATACCGGCAGACGGTGATTATGGCCCGGTGAAGGGTAGAATACGCAAAATAGGCAGCAGGGCAAAACTGGTGCTTAATGTACTGGAACTCTTGCCTGCCAATTTACCAAGCATGTACCCCTCCCTTGACCTTGATACGTCCGATGACGGAAAAGACGTATTAACCGCAGCCACAGACATTGGCGATGGCGATTATGTAACAGTATCGTTTACCGGCCGTACCAAAGCAGGCAAGGCGATATACATTGAACTGCAGAACGCCATCAACCTTGAAAACATTGACTGGCCCCTGGTTGACAAAGACGAGGTTGTACCGGCTATAACCTACACCGCAGCGTATACAGAGGACGCCAGAACCACCGAACCGTGGAAGGTTGAGTTTGTGAAGGGCACAACCTACAGTGTGACAATTACTGTTGACGATGGAGAAACGGCCATATCAGGTGCAAGCGTAACCTTTAACAGCCAAACTATCGAAACTAACGCAAGTGGCGAAGCTGTATTTGCTGGCACACCGGTTGGGAACAACCAGGTATTCAAAGTTGTGGCCGGTGGCTATCAAACATACTTTGGCAGCGTAAATGTAGTTGACCAAGACGTGTCGGCAACAATAAGCATGACCGAACTATAGGGGCAGCAATGCCCCTCTTTTTAGGAGGGATATTGTGAGAAATCTGCAATTCGGCGATATATTCACTATGAGCAAAATTGCTAAAAAACTGGGCATAAAGGTTATTGTAAAAGGTAAGTCACAGGAGGAACTTGGCGCAGAATTAGTAATGCAGGCGATAGAAAACCTTCACCTTGCCGAGAAAGAGATTACTCAACTATTCGCCAGTTTAAAGGGTGTTGACGAAAAAGAGATTACCAAAACGTCACCCATGGAATTATTCCAAGAGTTTCAGGAGATAAACGGTTTTCAGGTTTTTTTCAAGCAGCTAGGTCAATTGACGACACAGAAGTAATTGACCTGCTGCTATCACGGTACAGCAATATTGAATATATTATGGCTATGGACATCATGGAGGGGTTAGCTTTACTCAATGAAGCCCAGGAAAAACGAGAAGAAGAAAAGGCGTGGCAGATGTGGCTTGCCAAATTCCCATACATGGACAAAAAGAGTTTTATACCTTTTAGCGAGTTTTACCAAAAAATGTCCACACCGCAGCATATAAGCCAACGGTCAGCCGAAGAAATACTTGCTGATGCTCATAATATTAGGTCAAAGTTGAAAAAATAGTCATATTTCCCCATTAAACGGGAAAACAAATATATTTTTAAAATTAACGAAAAAACGTGTTGACATTCACGGTATTTTATGATATACTATGTAGCAATAGAATATGTCGGGGGGTATATTATGTTTGGTAGTAATGAATTAAAAGAGTTTAAGAAGCGGCTTAAAGACGGCAAAGCCTATGCCATAGGCGGAGGGACTTACCTCGGCGGTCACCCGGAACATACAGAAGCCATGCCGGGAGGTATAACGGTAAAACATGACGGGGTATTCTTCTATGACCTGGGTAAAAAGTATTTCATAATTGAGCCACAAGACATAGTAAGTGCACAATTCCAAACACATAAAGAGATAAGTAAGCATGTGACGCTTGGTAGAGTGTTGCTGTTGGGGATATTCGCACTGGCAGCCAAAAAGAAAAGGGCCGAGGATAGCAGTTACATGACACTGAAATTCCGATACAACAACTCCGAGGTTGAACTATTATTCGAGAGTAAGGAAGCCGGGAAACTGGCGAGCGCAATAAATAAGCTAATAGCATAAGACTTAACGAAACGCCTTCGGGCGTTTTTTCTATGCCCTAAAAAAGAGGTGATGATATGGAACTATTTAGAGTATTCGGCTCGTTTTTTATTGACGGAGGCAAGGAAGCCGAACAACAAATTGATAATATAGACGCAAAAGCCGGCAAAACCGGCAACAGTCTTGGCGCAATGGCAGGTACAGCCGCAAAATGGGGGGCTGCATTGGCAACAGCAGGAGCCGCAGCCGGCGCTGCATTGTTTGCCACAGCCAACAGAGCTGCAGAAGCCACCGATAGAGTTGATAAACTGTCGCAGAAGATAGGTATATCGAGGCAAAGCTTTCAGGAATGGGTAAAGTATAACGCCCCGTACGTAGAGCAATCTGCGTAGGACACGACACGCATATGCAGGTAAAGCCTAAAGCCTTGCACCACAATATAAGCATGAAATAAGGCTTATATGAAGGTACGAAAGTAGAAAAAACGCAAGGATGGGCATATGGTTAAATCCTAAGTGCCCGCAAACAATGGCTGTTCGTGCAGGGAAAATCCGAACAGGGTTGCCCTCAACGACTATCCCTGAAATGGGAGTACACTACAAGCGATTGGTAGTGGAAGTGTGTCGCCCCTAGAAATAGGGTGAAGAAATAGTCTAAGCACGTCTTGAAAAAGAGTGGCAATTTAGCGTAAGCGAAATTGCTGGCATGTTGTAGCGGACATGTCAAAATAACTGGTATTCTCGGGTTTATGAGATGTCATACTATTCCATTATGGCACAAAATATGTTATAATATATATAGTAAAACATAGGAGGCCAAGGATGGAAATTTACAAAATCACAAATTTAGTAAATGGAAAAAGTTATATAGGGCAAACAATAAACACCTTTAATGAACGCTACCCTTACGGCGGAGAAGGAGCGGAAAGAGTATTTAACTATCTGGCAATGAGAGAACAAAAATCAAAAGCTTACAATGAACGCCTATATTATAACGGCCATTTACTGAAGGCTTTTAGAAAGTATGGCATAGAAAATTTCACGGTAGAAATAATTGATACTGCCAAAAACATTGATGAGTTAAACGAAAAAGAAAAATATTGGGTGAACCGCTATAACGCCATGGAAAATGGTTATAACCATTGTGAAGGCGGAAATGGCACAAAAGGGTACAATCCATCTGAAGAAACCAGAAAACTATGGAGCAAATTGCGCAGAGGGGTGCACAAAGGGAAAAATAATCCCAATTACGGGGGTAAATATCAAACCGAAGAAACACGAAAGAAAATGAGTTTAGCCAGAAAAGGCAAACTCACAGGCGGATTACACCCCAAAGCCAAAGCGGTTATAAATCTTGATACATTAGAGGTATTCAGTACACTCACTCAGGCTTGCGAAATCTACAATGTGTCTGTTGGCAACCTAACAAACGTACTCCAAAGGAAAAAACACGGGAAGCACGGCACAAGAAAGCAAGCTGGTGGTTATAGATGGATGTACTACGATGAATATCGCAAAAAAGGCGATATAGTGGGCAGAACAAAAAACAATCATCATAAGGCAGTAATAAATTTGGATACTGGTGAAATATTCGAAACCACCAAACAAGCAGGAGAACGTTACGGCGTAGATAATAGTGGCATTATAAAGACATGCAAAGGCAAACAAAAATCCTGTGGTGGCTATAGGTGGGAATATTATACCCAAGAATAACATACTGATTTTATACTTTCGCAAAATGGCGCCTCGGTAGAAGGTTTGCAGATGGGGCTTAAAACATTATCAAGAGCAGCAGACGAAGCAGCGCAGGGCACAGCAACTTATGCAGATGTATTCGACCGGTTAAATGTATCGGTGAAAGATGGTAATGGTAACCTCAAAGACCAAGAAACACTATTCAACGATACTATTTTAGCATTATCAAAAATGGAGAACGAAACAGAGCGTACCGCATTAGCTTCGCAACTCTTGGGTAGATCCGCTCAAGAACTTGCACCAATGCTTAATAGCGGCGCAGAATCTGTTGAAGCGTTACGGGCTAAAGCACACGAACTGGGGCTTGTTTTAAACGATGAAGCTATTGACGCAGGAGTATTATTTAAAGATACCATTGACGCTTTAAAACGTGCCTTTAGTGCAGCCTTTACGGTTGTTGGCACAAACGTAATGCCAATAATGCAAAGGTTCTCCGAGTGGATTATTGCCAATATGCCCGCTATACAAGAGAATACACAAAAAGCCTTTGACATAATTCGGGTAGCCGTTGAAATGTTTGCCACCGCTATTAATTGGGCCAGAGAAAACGCTGACTGGCTTATTCCAGTTGTCGTGGGATTAGCAGGAGCATTAGGGGCATTGCAGATAATTAACGTCGTAAACGGCCTCATGACGGCATGGAAAGCATCAACCCTTGCACAGACACTGGCGCAGGGTGGACTTAATGCTGTATTGGCGGCTAACCCTATAGGTTTGGTTGTGCTGGCTATAGGGGCTTTAATTGCTGCTGGAGTGGCTTTATACATGAATTGGGACACTGTCAAAATTAAAGCACAGGAATTATGGGCAAAAATAAAAGATGTGTTTAACAATATCAAGGCCACTGTAACAGAAATAATAGACAATATTATGGGTAAAATAACAGGTTTTATAGATGGGGTTAAAAACGCCATACAATTAGTTAAAAACTTCTTTTCTTCCTCGAAAACAAGCAGCGGCAGTGGCGGCGGTTCTATTTCCATGACTGCCGAAGATGTTAAGAAAATGAACCCCGAGGGCGGGTCAACTCCCCCTGCATGGATGGGTCTGGCTACT